CGGTAAGCAGAACGCCATACCGCTGGATGTCCTCGCAAGGGCCACAGGATACAGCACCAGGCTCGTCAGGAGGGCCGTGGAACTCTTGAACGAGACAGGGCAGATAGTTATAGCCCGGGCAGAGAAAAAGGGCTACTTCGTCCCTGCCACGGTTGAGGAGCTGGATGCCTACATCGCCTATAACAGCAGTTACTTCACCCATTTTTCGCGGAAAGTGCGCGGGATGCGCGAGTACCGCCACGAGGTGTTTGGCCGTGAATACTAAGTATATCATCCTGGAAGGCACGCCGGTCACGAAGAAGAACTCGCAGCAGATAGCCCGGAGACCGAACGGCCAGACCTTCATCGTCCCGAGCCGGAAGTATAAGACCTTCGCACTCTTCGCGAAGTCGTACCTCCGGAAGTACTACGCGGACATCACCACGGTTGACTACCCGGTGAACCTTCGGTGTCTGTACTACATGCCGACCCGGAGAGCAGTCGACCTGGTCAACTTACTGGAGGCCACCTGCGATGTGCTGGTGAGCGCCGGCATCCTGAAGGACGACAACAGCAACATCGTCATCTCGCATGACGGCAGCAGGGTGCTCTACGACAAGGAGCGGCCCAGAACTGAGATTTACATTGAGGAGGTAGTTTTTAATGGCTGAGCGGAGAATGTTCGCCAAAACCATCATCGACAGCGACGCGTTCCTGGATATGCCGCTGAGCACACAGGCGCTGTACTTCCATCTGTCCATGCGGGCAGACGATGAGGGCTTCGTGAACAACCCGAAGAAAATAAGCAGGATGATCGGCACGAATGACGACGACCTGAAGCTGCTGATTGCCAAGCGGTTCCTCCTCGCCTTCGACTCCGGAGTGGTCGTGATTAAGCACTGGCGCATCCACAATTATCTCCAGAATGACCGTGTTAAAGACACCGTCTATCAGGAGGAAAGACAGATGCTGGAAGTGGGCTCCAACAGGGCTTACACCATAAAAAAAACGCCTGTATCCAATCTGTATACAAACTGTATACAAACTGTATCCAAAGCGGATACACAGAATAGTATAGATCAGATCAGTATAGTAGAGAGTAGATCAGAGGAGGATAGATCAGAAGAGGGTAGTGTAGAGGAGGAGGAGAGCGGCTCCGCCGCCACCACCACCTCCGCCAGCACAGACCCTGTGAAAATTCTGCTCAATAACGAAGCCCAACATGTTGTAACCGCTGACCGGATAAGCCAGATGCAGAAGCTATTCCCTCAAATCAATGTCAGAGCAGAGATGGAAGCCATCAGCCGGAAGTGTGCATGCGTGGCATCCCAGCGCCGTAGTCCTGAAAAGATAGATGCCTATATCTTCGCCTGGATGAAGCTGGCTGCAAGTGATGCAGCGAAGGAAGCCGGAAGAACGAGTTCCTACGGAAAGAACAGCTTCCACAACTTCAAACAGCATGACTACGACTTCAACCTCATAGATCGGATGCTCGACTATAATCTCGCTCCGGCGACATAAAGGAGGAATAATGGAATACATCGACTTAAGGCCCTGCCCATTCTGTGGAGGGGAGGCCAATCTGTATAAAGTCTATTCATCAAAGCACAAATATCAGTGTTGGTTCATTAACGCTTATTGTACCGTATGTGGTGCACGGTCAAAACCGTATCCGACAAAGAATGACCCGGACGAGATTGGCTGGAACGACGAAGCCTGCCGTGCTGCATCACAAGCGTGGAACAGAAGAACTGGAGGATAACATGGGACGCGTGGGACAGACACATTATGAAATAATCACGGAAAACATTGAGGAAGCGGCGGCAGTTCTCTGCCGCCACACAGAGTGCGACAAGTGCTGTGCTGCAGAGTGGTGCAGTCCGGGCCACAACGGCCTGAGGCACTGGCTCGAGATGGAGGACTCTGAAGATGATAACTGACAGCATCCCTTCCCAGTGGATGGTAGTCCTCGACTACAGCAGTAAGCTCCACGGCCTCCAGCCGAGAGTCGGACGCTTTGTCCGGCAGAGCTACTGCACCGAAGATATGGAGTTCTTCGGTGGCCCTGAGAACTACTACACCAGCGTAGCAGAGGCCCGGAACGCCGTGGCCGTGCTGAACGCACCCGATTAAGTTGTGTATCCCCGCCCGGATGACATACCTTACCTTTCCCAGTTAATCACTCCTTTTGATGTTTCATTTGGTAGTTGCTATCCGCCGGGGCGGCGGCGGATGCAGCAGACAGGAGAAAAGATGACAAAAGAAGAATTTAACGACACATGTGCGCGCCTCCTTACGGAGCACCTCGCCGCACTGAATGAAGAGCACACGCATCCGGAGCCACAGGACGGTCCCGACCAGACAATCAAAGCCGATGCGGGGAAGCTCCCGCTCACGGCAGTGCCCAGGGCAATCATCCGGGCCATAGGCGAGATACGTTACTACGGTATGTGCAAATACCCGAACGGAGGCATCGACAACTGGAAGAAGGTAGACCCGCAGAGGTACAGGGATGCAGCCTTCCGTCACTTCCTGGCTTATCTGGATGACCCAGACGGCTATGACGAGGAAAGCGGACTCCCGCATCTGTGGCATCTGGCGTGTAATATTGCCTTCCTCATCGAACTGGATAAGGAGGGGAAGCGATGATAGGCGCACCAGGAGAGGGTTACGAGCGGTACCGCAACGAACTGCTGCCGGATTACACGGTGGTCATCGTTGAGCGGCTGAAGTTTGACTACAAGACAGGCGCCCCGAAGGATTCCGAATACTTCAGAGGTGTCACCCTAAAGTGCAGAACCGTATCCGGTCCGGTGCTCCGGATCTACAACGAGCCGGACGTGGAGTTTCCGGCCATTGCAGGATGGAGCCTCGGCTGGATATATGCAAACAATGATGCCGTAACGAGAATATGGAGGAAGAGATAATGGCGACAAAACCGACAGAACAGTGGAGAGTATCCTTTAACGAGAAGGGACACAAGAAGACGGAAAGGCTCGCATCCTATGTGGTGCTCCTGACAATGGTTGACCAGGGCGAGGTCCTTGCCTGGCGAGTAGACGAGTGCCGGAACAAGGAAGACGCCATCACGAAGCTGGCCATGCGGTGCGCCAATCCGGAGAAGTATAACGTGAAGGGAGCCTGGAAACTGTACGACACAGACTTCCAGCTGACCGCGGATACCATAAACAACCTGAGGGACTGCCTGCCGGAGGAGAAGAACAGACGGCTCCAGGAACGGATGGAGGGAAATATAAAGTGAGAACAATCAGCTACATGTATCAGCTGTCAGGCGGATGCAATCTGGAACATAAGTGCGGTGAGTGCAGGGATTACAAACTGTACAGGGACAGCGAGAGAGTGCACACATGCCTACAGCATCCCGAGCAGCCGCCGCTGTGGATGGAGAACTGGATGGCCTGCAAGAACTTCCGGGAGATACCGAAGCAGGTGCTTCCGCTCGAAGACCTGAACGTGGAACAGACCAGCATATTCGACTTTAAGGAGGCATTGCCATGAGAGACTGGGACCCTCTTCCGAGGGTTCCCGGCTCGACGATAGCGCCGTGTAAAGACTGCCCGGACAGGTCGGCCACATGCCACGCAACCTGTGAGAAGTATTTAGCCTGGTCAAAACGGCAGACAGAACTGAGGGAAGAAGACCACCGGAACCGGAATAATGTCACTATTGAATGGGCGAGAGACCACATAGCGCGGATGCTCATGTGGGAGAGGAATCACAAACGATGACAGCAGAACAGTGGCTCTCGCGTTACCTGGATAAGAAGCGCGAGGCCTTCGAGGTTCAAGTGAAAATAAAAGAACTCCGGGCGTCCCAGATTTTGCCGGCACCGGTTAACGATGGGATGCCTCACGGTTCCGACCAGAGCGATTTATCCGGCTATGCGGCCAAGCTCATGGAACTGGAGGAGAAGTACACCGCACTCTGGAAAGAGGCGAAGGACCTCCGGAGCGAGATTGCTGTCACCATCCGGGAACTGCTGCCGCTGCGGAAACAGCAGGAACTGTTCATAAATCGCTATATCATGGACCTCGGTGCCACGGATAACGCGGAGCTGCTGCATATCTCCCGGACGCATTTCTACCGCCTGTGGAAGGCGGGATTAAGCAGATTTGAGAAATTGTGCCCGGATTTGTGGAAAATGTGGAAAACTTGAAAAAATTAACTTGATGTTACACAGATGTTATGATATTGTTAAGGTGGACGAAAAGGGAGAAATGCCCGGTTTTGTCCATCGTGTGTGTTATGGAAGCATCGGACCCCCTCCGGTGCTTTTCCTTTTGTCCGAAAGGAGGTGACCTGAATGACGGACAAGCAGAAGAGGTTCTGCGAGGAATATATCATTGACTGCAACGCTACTCAGGCCGCCATCAGGGCCGGATACAGCGAAGCGACAGCGAATGAGGCGGGCTCTCGATTGTTAGCAAATGTTAATATCCGCGCTTATATTGACGAGCTCCTCGCCGACATGAAAAAGAGCAGCATCGCCTCCGCTGAAGATGTCCTGGAATATCTCACCAGTGTGATGAGAGGACAGAACGAGTCCGAGATAGTGGTTGTCCTGGGGAAGGGCGAGGGCCTTTCCGTGGCGGAACGGATGAGCAAGAAGCCGGCAGAGACGGACAGACTCAAGGCAGCCGAACTACTCGGCAAACGGTATGCGCTCTGGACAGACAGAACGGCCGTCACATCAGACAAGGATTTACACATCAGCATTGACTACGGCGACGAGCCTCAGGACGGTGATGCGGATTGAACATAACCATCCAGGCAAATCGAATATTCCGAGAGCCTGACATGTCGCGGTGCCGGTATATCGTCATGAAGGGAAGCGCCGGCTCCGGCAAGAGCATGGACACGGCGCAGCATTACATCCTCCGCCTGCTGAATGAGCCGGGCCGAAATCTGTTGTGCGTCAGGAAGGCCGATGTCACCAACAGAGACAGCACTTTTGCGGAACTGCAGAGCGCCATCTTCCGTATCTTCGGAGATGACTGGGGCCGGTTCTGGAAGATAAACGCCAGCAACATGATTATCGAGTGCACGACGAATGGGAACCAGATACTGTTCAGAGGCGCCCTGGACTCGACGCAGCGTGAACGGCTGAAGTCTATCGCCTTTAAGCGCGGCAAGCTGACCGATGTGTGGATAGAGGAAGCGACGGAACTCACCCAGGATGATTTTGAAATCATAGACGACCGTCTCCGTGGCCAGCTTCCGGAAGGACAATTTTACCAAATCAGAATGACCTTTAACCCGGTGAGTGCAACGCACTGGATTAAAGGTGTTTTTTTTGACCGGGCAGACCCTGATGTATTTACGCACCACAGCACCTACCTGGACAACAGGTTCATAGATGAAGCCTACCACCGCCGGATGATGCGGAGGAAGGAAGTTGACCCGGACGGCTACAAGATATACGGCCTCGGTGAGTGGGGAGAGACAGGCGGCCTCATTCTTAGTAATTACATCATCGAAGACTTCGACAGGAGCCCGGAACGGTTCGATTATATGGTGAACGCCCAGGACTTCGGGTATAATCACGCGAACTGTATCGGGGAGGTTGGCTTCCATGACGGTGAGCTTTTCCTGTGCAAGGAACTGTACGTTCACGAGAAGGACACGCTCGAGATTATCAACCTGGCGGAGGGAGTCTTCCGGAAAGACCTCCGGATGTACTGCGACTCCGCGGAGCCTGACCGCATCAAAACCTGGCGGAAGGCAGGATACGGTGCGCTGCCGGTGCGAAAGGAAAAAGGCAGCGTGCACGCCCAGATAGACTTTTTGAAGAGACACAAGATACACATCCACCCCAGCTGCGTGAACACCATCAAGGAGATCCGGCAGTGGAAGTGGATAAGAGATACAAAGACCAATGAATACACCGACGAGCCGGTGAACTACTTTGACGATGCGATGGCCATGCTCAGGTACAGCATTGAAGAGGAGCGCCGGAACGCACCCAAGTACCACGGATACAAAGGAGGTATCTGACATGGCCGACTCAGTAAACATCATTTCGCCCGCTGCATTCACCACAGAGAGGGTGGTGCCGCAGGCTGTTCTTATCACGGTTCCCGCCGGAACGGAAATGTCCATGCAGCTGCTTACCACGCTCATCGGGAAGCACAAA